TTATTTCCTTAATTAGTCGTTCAATGTACCAGCGACACTTACGTAAGTCCTCCACTGGTTTCCCTTTGTAGTCGTAGCGCCAGAGGTACTTCAGTGCGTTACCCTTGAGATAACCCTTGAACTCATGTTCAGGCATGGACGCTTTGATTGCTTCGATGGCTTCAATTGTTCCCTTGTTGTAGTGGTCAGGCTTGTCCACAGGATCTGGCATTTTTCTAATAGACAATTTATTTAACGCACTTGCATAATCCCAATCAGAAGGGGTTGCATCATCAATACTCATCTTGTTCTTCCTCTAGCTCTTGTTCAAACACATCCAGTCTGTTGATTAACTTGTCCTCAAACCTGTCCAGCATTTCTTCTGAGGTTATCTGTAGGGCCTCCAGCAGGTCATCTGGGTCAAGGGCTTTCAAGAGGCGTTCCTTAATTTCCTCTAGTGTTAGTGACATGGTCAATCAACTCCTGTAGTGTCTCTATAGTATACCATAAAATGTTCTCTTTGTCACACCATTCCGACATAGTCATTTTGGCACCTTTTCGTATTTTCTTGTTAGGCTGCATCAGTACGAAGACAATCTCCTGTTCTCTTGGCAGACTATCTCTGACACTGGTGTACTTCTTGGTGTCTCCGTCTCTAAAGTATCCTTTGCACTCCACGAGAACACCAGAGGCATGGTGAACAAAGTCAGGACGATAACTGCGCTGAATGGTGTAGGGGACGGTGAACGGCTCATAGTCAAAACCTGTTAGTATCTTGCTGACATCTTCTTCAAACGTGCTTCTAAATTTTGATTTCTTGGACCTTCGGCTCATTGACCACCTCCGTTAAAAACCTTGGACCTGTAGAATAAAGGAAGGCACGAAGACCGGGCCAACAGCTTTTCTTGTATGCACAGTAAGAACAACCTATGTCCAACTTCATGTTACCGCTCTTACCGTCTGGTTTAGCCTTATAACAAACCTCAGGCGGCTCTGGTTGTTTTACCATCTCTTGGACATGCTCAATGCGGTCTGTGATGTCAAAGGCTATGGTCTCATGCACAGGGGCTTGAGTGTCCTCTTGATCGTACATTAGGTACGTTAAGTGTCCATTTTGTTTGTCCATCGCCAGCCAGCCAAACTTTGTCTGACCCTCTGCCTCTGCATATCCTTTAATTTGAGCGACGTATCCAAACGGATCATCGTAAGCCAGAGTGCCGTCCTTGAATTTCTTAAACCCATACGACGAAACACTTTTAACGTCTGTGACAACACCATCAATTTTACAGTCCATAGAACCCGTAATGCCGTTGATTTCACACTGTTTTTGTTCTGCGGTAACTTCATGTCCTGATGCCCTTGTAAGGAATAGTAGTAGTTCTTCAATCAGGTGTCCGTACAGGAACTTAACAAGCGTATGTCCTTGCATTTCTTCTGACTTTTGAACATTGTTGTAGTGGTTCCATAAGAACCTGTCACGCTTACCGATGTTAGACATTCGAAGCTTACGACCATCCCAAGCACGTCTTTGACCAAACTCCTTACGCATAAGGTCCTTTACGTTTTCACCGAACTGTTCAATACACTCTTCGATGTCAACGTCCTTATCTACTCTCTTGGTCTGAACAAGCTTGTAGATGTCGTCTACTAATGTGTATACATTCTTCATTGGTACTTTCCTGCTATACCTGAGACAACCTCTTGGGCTTGCTCTGGTGTGCATTTAAACCACTCACTGCGTCTTTCGTACAGCTTTTGTAGTTCGCTATGGGCTTCTGACTCTGCAGCACGTCTGTCGTTAACGTCCCAACTATAGTTTAACACATAGTCCCTAAAAGGGGAAGAGGTTTGGTAGCCGTTTAACCTATCTGAAGCGTCAATAGCCATCCCAATTTTTACCCACTCAGGAAAACTAGGGTTAACGATAATGTACACTTGACCTTCGACGCTAGACTCGTATTTTGCTAAGCTACTAAAAGCAGCGTCTTCAAAGGTCTTGTACTTTCCCGGTTTATGTAGAGGATGAGACTTTGGTATGTACTTACCGTTAACAAACATTTTGGTTTGGTCTCTTTTCCAAACAGCTTCTGGACTGTCCTTGTAATACTTATCTTCGCCTCTTTTGTAGTTCATCTTACTTGTCATCAGTGTGTCTCCGCCCATGTTGTTCCAACTTTGTATTCCCCGTCCAGTGGACATCTGAGTTTAAAGTGTGCTCCAGACGCCTTGAGACATTCGACCGCAAGCCAACCGAATTTCTCTGCTTGTTCTTCAACCACCTCCGATTGTACTTCATCATGGATGTTACCTATAAATTTATAGTCAAGTTTCCACTGCTTTGCGTAGTCGTCCAAAATCACCAGTGCCTTTTTCATTACGATGGCCCCCGCTGCTTGCAACAACGTATTCAATGCAGCATGTTCAGATCTAACTCGTAACCTTCTACCATCAAGTCCCCTGAGATAGCCTCGCTGAGATGCTCTAGCAACCCGTTCTCGTAAACTTTCAAGAGCAGGTGTATTTCGTAAAAATCGCTGCTTAAGATCTGCGCCGTCTCTTGCGCTTCCTCCAACGATATTTCCAATTTTTGCATCTCCTGCTCCGTAGAGGAAAGCGTAGATGAAAGTCTTTGCTTGAGGTCTTGTTTCAAGCCCAGCAGCCATTTGGTTTCTTGTATGAATGTCTTCTGTGAGAAGGACATTGGTAAACTCCTTATCGTCCATGTAGTGTGCCAACATTCGTAGCTCAAGGCCACTAGCGTCGAAACCTACTAGCTTCTTCCCAACAGGTACGGTCCAGCAAGAGCGACACTCGTGCCCGTAGGGGCTGTGGCTCGCAGGTACTTGTGCCATGTTGGGACTCTGATGTGTCATACGTCCAGTTACTGCTCCGTTACTAATGACACGACCGTGTACTCTACCGTCCTCCTTAACGGCCTCTAACCAAGAATGTACTTGTGCATATCGCTTTTGAAGAGTAAGGTACTCCAAAACTTTTCCCGCCTCAGGGACGTGACTGTTTTCCTTAAGCGTCTTTTCATCGACAACTGGCTTTCCACTTGGCGTTTTCTGATCCCACTTCGCACCCTTAGTCGCAAGTCGTTCTGCAACTTGTTGTCTGGACCCAACATTGAAAACTGTAACTTTGTCTTTAAGTCTTTTGCCCGTCTTTTCAGAATACCTTTTCTCGACAATGGGCGGGAACATCTCCTGTAGTTCGGCCTCAATAGCATTCATGCCCTCCTTAAATGTTGCACATAACTCATGAGCCAACTGCTGGTCTAGGACCCACCCATTACGCTCCTGCTGCTGGACAGCAAACTGTACCTTGTGTTCCAATTCGATACACTCAGGTGAAAAGTCAACCATGTCCTTCACAAGCTGTTGATGTACTGCTTCCGTAACCTCCACATCACGCATGCAGTAGTCAATCATAGCAGTAGACAAACACGACCAGTCGTCGTGGTCACCCTTCGGGAACCCAAGAAGCTCACCCCAGACCTTCAAAGAGTGTCCTCCGGGTCTGCTTGGGTCGTACAGGCGTGACAACACCAGAGTATCGACTATGCGCTCAGGAGCCACAGAAAGCCCCCAGAGACGTTCTAACACTGGTAGGTCGTAACCTATTAGGTTGTGTCCACAAACGCTCACAGAGCCAGCCAGAGCCTCACAGAGGGTACTACGGTTGGTATGTACCTGTGACACACCGTTCTCCCGTGTTACAACGCACCAGATGCGAGTAGGGTCTAAACCGTCGGCCTCAAGATCCAAATAGATCAAAAATCTGCTCCTATCTCAGGGTTAGCTACTTCTGCCATTCTTCCGGTGCTTCTGTCGTACTGCAGCCAACAAGCAGGGCCTGTTTCACCAGTGTAACGATTCTTCAGGACTCGAACAGTAGTCGTGTTCCTAATGTCTTCGTTAGCGTTCTGCTGGTCACGCTCCATGCCAATTACGATGTCAGACAGTTGTGCAATTGCTTGACTACCTCTGAGTTCACCCAAGGATATCTGAGCACCGTCCTCGTGTGCCTTGCCTTGTGATCGCCTGAGGTGTGACACGAGGAACAAACTAATGCCTGTCTCTGCCACGAGAGTACGAAGCTTGGTCATAATCTCGTCAATGGCTTTTCTCTCGTCTCCGGACTCTTGGGAAGACACGACGATTGACAAGTGGTCCAGTACGACGTACCTGCAGTCAAGTGCTTTTGCCATGTAGCGAACACGGGCGAGCAGGTTATCTGCTGAAGTTGACCCCCAATGGTCGAATAGGTAGTAACGTCCTGTTCCCAGTGTGGCCTCCCAGTATGGCCGAAGCTCGTCCACAGGCGTGTCCTCCTCCAAGTGTAGGGGCCTGTTTGCCGCCACCGACATGATACCAAGCGTTGTTCGGGCCAGATCCTCCTCAAGCGCCAAGACTCCAATATTGCCTTCGCATCGGCGTAGTAAATCGTACTCAATTTCTCTGATAAATTGGGACTTTCCCATACCACTGCCGCTAGTGATCGTAACGAGTTCATACGGCCTATGCCCTCTAGTTATTTGGTTGAGTCCGTCCCAAGGATATGGAATTGACTTTACTTGTCTCTTTTCTACCAGAGCGTCCCATGTCTCAGTACCTGCTACAATGCCGTCAGGACGATAAACTTTCGCATTCCACCAAAGTTGCGTAAAGTCCTTAACCCTGTTAGCCATGAGCATGTCACTAGCGTCCTTCACAGGAAGCTTGACTATTTTCAACTTATTTGGACTGAAGAGGTCCTTGACTTGTTCTAATGCTGCTTCCCCTGCCTTGTCATTATCAAAACAGATGACAATGTTTTCGTAGGACTCAAGCCACTCTAGTTGCTCTTTAATCTCCTTGGCAGCATTACTAGCGCCTGACCTTAGAGACACCACGTCGTACTGTTTGTTGAACATTTCGTACACACTAAGTGCGTCGAGTTCCCCTTCGGTGATTGTGATGTACTTGTT